TTAGTAACAATGCCGTTCCTGCAGTATATTTGACTGCGTTAACATCTATGAAAAAAGCAATAGATTCGCATACTGATTTTAAATGTAAATTAAATAACGTTGACAAAGTTATTTTCGATAATGAACATTTCTACAAGTCTGATACTTTAGGTTATTCAAATATGAAAAACCTAACAAACCATTTAAATAATACCATATTCGAAAGATTTACAGGTAATGAACAAATCTCTGTAGAAGAAAATGGCAAAACGAAATATCCACCTTCAATTAAATTAAAAGGTTTTAATAAAAAATGTATAATCGACAAAAAAAAAATTTCATTTACTGGTTTCGGAAATCGCAAGGACGAGTGTTTCAAAGTATTTAAAAATACGAGTGAAAATGAGGTTTGTAGTTTCTTAGAATTCATATCCACCAAAACAACCGGTGGTGGCACCCTCGCCGAAACGCCTCCAGAACAGGACGACAGCGCGTCTTTTAGTGGTGCATCGGACTCTTACTCTGAAAGCGACAATAAACAATAACCCGTAAGAAACCCTCCGATTCAAAATGCGATTTTCATCAATTCGTCTATCCATTTTTTCCCCCTTTCTCCTTCAATCGTTTTCAAATATAAACACGCCGGAATAAAATGCATTGGTCCTCTATTCCCTATCTTCTTTATGCGTTTTTTCAGCATATCAAGAAACTCCATATATTCTTGCTTCTCCATATCCCGAACCGTATCTTGGACGGTTTCGATAAACGTGAACATTTTTTCATCCAGTGTCTGACTATATTCCACCATATCAATCAAATGTGCATCTATGATATCCATTTGGTCTACTAAACTGAGTCTATCGTTGTTAAACCACAATAATACCGATGCTACGCGCCCAAACATGTCTAACGACGACCTACACTGCAAGAAATCATCGCCTTGTGCCTGATGGGATTGAGACACCGAAAGTATATTGGAAAACGCCGAAGACGACCCGGTCTGTTCATCTATGCTGTTCCCATTGCAATTCCGTAATTCGGTTATGGTTTTATCGTATATGAAAACGAGGGCGTCGGTGAAATCGAACGGCGGGACCACACCATTCGCACAAGTCGATGGATTCACAAACCCGAGTTTATGCGTCTGTTCAATATATTCAATAAAACAGTAGATGCCTTTCTGACAATGGTCGGCACTCGTAGATACATTCTTCGTATTGCAAAACGCTAATTTGTATATATGCGTGATTGCAGATAATCCGAGTTGAATCGTATATTTCTGACAATCGAGCGATTTTATCGTTTCCGACGAATTCATTATTGCTAAATACTCATAGACCACCGACACGTACTTATGAATAAGGTCGTGTTTTGTCTTTGTAAAAACCCCGCTGCTTTCTTCTTCTCTGTTCGCAAAATGCGTAGTCAATGCAATATGTGCATCCATCGTTTGAATATGGTCTTTACAGTTTCACATTATTTTATATCCATTTACCGGGAATGCCTTTTCCGCGCCCCGAAGGGGCGCTCTTAAAGAATATTTTATTTGCGAGAAAATACACGAACTCTGGAAAATATATAGTTTTTAGTGCGTAAGGTATTTAAAGTAATAAAGGTTGGAATTGTTTATATTGAAAACTATTTAAATGAGCAAACCTGTCAATTCCACTGCTACCCAAGTAGTTACAAAACCAACTGCACCAACTGCGCCAACCGCGCCAACCGCGCCAACCGCCGCAAATGGATTACGATTACCCAATGCTGCAACATTGGAACACGCGATGAAACTGGCAATCAATGAAGACCGACCAATTATGATGGATTATTGGAAGGATTCCATTGAGAAGACTGTTCTAATTGGTCAACGCGATGATGAGTCAAAAGAGAAGATTTTAGTGAGAAGTGAGGAAGAATACACGAGTCCAATAAAACAAATACTGAAAGTCGGCACGGATTATATTATTATGACCGAGAACTCGATTTATCTAGTAGATACTGGAATCCCATTCCGCCGCATTTCCGCATAATTACCCCCGGAATAGAATATTTACAATACTGGTCACAACCATTTATACACTAAACCAAAAATATTGACTGTATAATGCAGTGAATATTTAGATGAATCGTAATAATATAGAAATATGCCGCCACCTTCTTCGCGAAGATACAGAGATAGACGAGATGATAGAGACGACCGAGACGATAGACGAGACGACCGAGACGACAAAAGAGATAGACGGGATAAGAGAGGAGGAACTCGTAAGAAGAGGAAAGGGGGAAGGAGACGTAGATGTAGAACGATTCGATGGTGACCAGGACATTCTACCTACGAAACTCCCTATGGTCGTTTCTCCGGCACTTCGTATTAATCATCCAATTCCTACGTTCGTTCCTCTCTCCGGAATTGTCCCATTATTTAATGTCCAGACATAAACGCTGTATGTATGAACACTGATGCCTGGGGACATCAGTGCATACGTACAGACGTTAATCGCATCCACACGCACTATGGATGGGACGAGACGGACGTTATAATATTGCTTCGAGTTTTGTCATTTGTTCCTCAGTCAGTTGGTCAGGGAACTTCACACTAAATTCAATGATGAGATTGCCGGTATTTCCGTCTCTCACCATTCCAAGATTCGGTATTGTTTTTTTAAAATTCGGATATATGATTGTCCTATTCGTCATATTGTTCAAGCACAATAATTTGCCATTTAGGTGTGCGACTTCAAAGGAGAACCCAGTCAACGCTTCTTTGAGTGTGATGGTGCGTCTATATAGCAAATCCATTCCTTGCCTCTCGAACATGTTGGACGGTTCGACCTTTAATACGATTTGTATGTCGCCTTTTAATTCGTTTGATACTGCATTTCCGCAGTCTCGCATAATAATGACTTCTCCATTATCAATTCCCGGTGGAATATTGACATACAAAGGTTCTGTTTCGTTTACTTTTATGTCGTTTCTGATTACCCATTTTTCGATATTTACGCACAAAGTACAACCGGAATATGCCTGTTCAAATGACAATTCAATCTGCTTTATAATCGGTTGCGGTTTTTGCATTTGATGGAAGAACGGATGACCAAATGGATGTCCAAATGGCATTCCACCGGGCATTCCACCGTGGAAAACGTGTATTCCTGGACCGCCGTTACTGAAACGGACTTCTCCCATACCGGGCATTCCTCCCCCGGCAAACATCATATTGAATATGTCTGAAATGTCCACTTCTGGACCACCCCCGCCAATACGCACACCGTCTAATTCGCAGTTGTATTCGTGGCGTCGTTTATCATCGTTGAGTGTTTCGTAGGCAGAATTGATTTCTTGGAATCGCGATTGTGCTTCGGGAGAATGGTTGCGGTCGGGATGCCATTTTAGCGATAATTTGCGATATGATTGCTTGATTTCTTCTGTGCTAGCGTCGCGGGATACCCCGAGTACTTCGTAATGCGTTTTCATATTGTATATTTGACACAATATGATTCTTTTATGTTCTTATTAACGATTCAAATTTTTTTAATGTCATGACGTATGGGTCAACCTCTCATATGGCGACATTTACAACTCCATTTCAGTTGTTACAAGCATTTTTATAGTCTCTGAATTTTTCAATGGCACATTTGCTTCTATTGTTGAATGAGGATAGTGATGATAGTACACTGCATAACGGTTCGAATTTTAAATCGAACACTTCCCCGAGTTTTTTTTTGATTCGTTGTTCGATACGATCGTTGAATTCCTTAAATCTCTTTTCGCTTATATCCAACGAGAAAACATTGTATTTATTGCAGACTCCGTGCTCGACTATTTTATCTTGTGTTTTTTGATCTATTTCTATTTTTACGCCTACTTCTTCTGCAACTTCTCGTAGGATTGTCTCTTTTACTTTTTCGTTTTCCTCCATTTGACCTTTAACTATACCTCGTTTTGCATTGTCGGATAAATATCTATAATTTATGTGATATGAATCGCCGATTTTTTTTGGATTGTCGTATTGTATTTTTGTAATACTATACCGCTTTTGCAGTTCTTCTGCTTTTTTTCTAAAGTACTCTTTTGCTTTTTCTACTTCAAGAGGAATACGCGTTAAGTCTTTTGCTTTTTCTAAATATGATTCGGAAACGGTTTGGTATTCTTCTACTTCAGGGTGAATATCTGATAAGTAGTTTGATTCGGTTCCTACCAGAATCATTGGCGTGTTATCATTTTGATACCATAATATGATTGATGCACCATCTATATTGGATGTTTGTTTTTTAGGTGACGGTTTTTTAGGTGATGCTTTTTTAGGTGATGGTTTTTTAGGTGATGCTTTTTTAGGTGATGGTTTGTTTATTAGTAAAGGGGGTGGAGATGGAGATACAGAACGAGACGGCGGGGATGGAGGTGTCATAGAAACCAAGGATGAAGAGGAAGAATGTGGAGATACAGAACGAGATGGTGGTGGCGGAGGTGTCATAGAAACCAGGGAAGAAGAGGAAGAATGGGGAGATACAGAACGAGATGGTGGTGGCGGAGGTGTCATAGAAACCAGGGAAGAAGGTGAACGAGACGGTGTTTTTCCGAGATTTTTCTTCGTTTTGCTGTTGGTATTCTTTTTTTCTGTAGTGCTACTTTTCGTTCTTTTCCTGGTTGGAGGTGCTTCTCGCAATTTGCTTAATTTTACTTTTTTACCATCCCGAATAACATACAATTTAACCCAACCATTACATTCATAACCTATGTATTTTTTACAAAAACTTGAAGGTGTATATTCTTTATACTCTTGCAAATCAATAATCCGGATCTGTGGTTTTCCATTTTTTTCAACAATTACAATTTTTCCGTTATGTGTTTTTTTATTGTATTCCAAAAATACTGGTTCATCCGGAATAACCTGGTCATACATCTATATTATATAATTTTAAAAAATATAAATATCAAATTATATTGTATATATAATAATGATAAGTTCAAACGTATTCATATGCGGCACTGTTCGCAATTGCGAACAATATTTGGACCAAGTATTTAATAATATTAACAAAATCGCAGAATTATTTGCAGATTTCCGCATTATAATTTCGTATGATTCATCAGATGACAAGTCATTGTTAAAATTGGTAAACCAGAAAGCACATTATATAGATAAAATGGAAATCCTAGTCAACAAAGACCCTATGTATTATCATCGCACGACGAATTTATCGAAAGCGAGAAATGCGTGTTTGGATAAAATGCGCGAACATATAAACGCCGGGTTTTCAGCGGATTATTTCATCGTCCTAGATATGGATGATATATGCAGTGGCAATATGGACATAGATGTACTAAAACGCGCGATGGACAAACCGGATAAATGGGATAGTATCAGTTTCAATCGCGAAGGGTATTATGACATATGGGCGTTGTCAATCGATTCGTATATTTATAGTTGCTGGGGGTGGCATAATCCAATTATAGCGGTGAACAAAACAAAGGCGTACGTAATAGACAAATTAAGAAACACACCACCGGATGAATTGGTAGAATGTCGTTCCGCATTTAATGGATTTGCAGTGTATAAAACCGAGAAATTTATAAACTGCAGTTACGACTGGAGAATGCCGAAGCAATATATGTCAATGGAAGAATTGCTTGAAAACCAGCGTGAGGTGGGACACCTTTATCCTATTTCGAATCTCGACATACAAACGGACGAACCCGACTGTGAACACCGGGCATTTCATATGATGGCAATCGATAAAAATGGAGCAAGAATCCGAATATCTCCGGAATGTCTATTTTAGTCCCATTAACGGTATGAATTGATTTTATCTATCCAGTATTTCAACGTTAATTTCTCTTTGCAAAACTCTTTTTCGCTATATTCTAAAATAGTTTTGTCCAACAGTTCGCGAGTGATATCTCGCCACGACTCCACGATTAATACAGGCAGTCCTTCAAACATATCGTCGAGAGGAGTACTAATCATAATTGGAATACATCCCAGGCAAATTGCTTCCCATGTTCGATGGCAATCGAGACCTTCTCCTGGAGGACTCACTACGAATGCATACTCGGTCTGGCGTTTCCATGATACGATGCGTTGTACAGGTTCTGGTTCGTAATATACCAATTCACGCGGTATTTGCTCATATGCCTTTCTACGACCACCGCGCTCTAAAAAAAAATGAAACGTAGTATATGCAATCGGTTTCCTGGATTGTAATGGCAGTGCTTTATTCGCAGCAGATAATAGTATTTTCTCTTGCATTAGAGGTGACGTTCTGGGTCCCCACCGCATATCTTGACAAGACATCGTATGGTAATCGAGACCAATCGGCAAATAATGCAGTTTGGGGTTCAATTTAGGGGACATTACGAGATTTTGCGAAAACCAAACGATTAAATAGCGGTTGTTTATTAGCAAATTGAAATCGTCTACATTCAATGCGCCGTTTGGAATAGGCATATCACTGTCTCCTGACACGAGTATAAACCGCTTCTTTATGGTGGGCAGTATATTATGCACAAAATCGTTGATTGCGGATGAACATATGTATATCGTGTCGCCGTGGTTTAAGTGACAAAAATCGGTATAGTCACTCTTCAGTACTAAATGGACACTTGAACACGGTATACTACTTCGGAATACGCAACTTTTCAGTATGCCTCGAGAACATACATATTTGCAGTTTGTTTCGTCTTCTGTCATAAACATACACGATTATTATGCATTGTTATTTCTATTTCTTTATATCTATTCTATTTTCGGTAATATATTTGTCCCAATATTCTACTATCTAACAAACAACATAAATGCGTAGTAGAGCAAGACTTTAGACCGATGTATACAGAGGAACCACTCGAACATAAACCGTTTATTTTGAAATATTCACCGCAATATTTACGTGACTATATTTGCAATGGTGGTGATCAGACGAATATATTCCAACGCGATGTTGGCGTGGAATATGTATTAAAGACTCTTATTGATATCGACGATATGAATGTGCTCCTGGTAGGCGGATTTAATTCCGGCAAGACTTCGATGTTGTATTCGTTAGTAAGAGAATATTACCACTCTTCCGGATTGTCAAATAGCGAATGTTTTTCGGAAACAAATGTGTTGCTTATAAATAATTTGAAGGAACAGGGAATCCAGTTTTTTCGCAATGATATGAAAACGTTTTGCCAGACGCATTGTTCCGTTCCCGGAAAAAAGAAAGTGATATTGATTGATGATATGGACGGCATTAATAAACAGAGTCAGCAGGTGTTTCGCAATTATATCGATAAGTACAAACAGCACGTATGTGTCATTGCGTCTTGTTCGAATTTGCAGAAAGTCGTGGAGAGTTTACAGTCGCGTCTTCATATCGTCCGTATTAAACCACCTTCTCGGACTCAAATTGCATTGATAATGGATAAAATCGTCAGTAAAGAGAGGATTATGATAGACAGAGGGTGTCGCGAATACTTATTGGAGAGGTCAAATGATAATATTTGCAATGTAATTAATAATTTAGAGAAGTTGTCGATATATGGGAGAGACGGGGTCATATTGTCGAAAGATGTATGCGAAAAATTATGCTCGACTATATCGTTTCATCAATTCGAACTATACTTGACATCCATCATTCGCTGCGATTTACGCGAATCGATACGCATTATCTATTCACTATGCGACTATGGGTATTCCGTGATTGATATATTGGAATACTTTTTCGAATTTATTAAAACGACGAATCTGATTGGAGAAGACGTAAAATATAAATTAGCACCACATATATGCGATTCCATATCGGCGTTCCATAATATACACGAAAACTGCATTGAACTTGCTATTTTCACAAATAAAATCGAGAATGTATATCGAATGCATTGTGCATCTTCGTCCTCTCATAGGATTGAAATAGACAGTAGTATCTGTATAGTGTGACAATCGCAGTGATTAATGGATCGTATAATAGTTTTCCTATCATATATTAAGTGAATGTATTGTATTAAGGAATAATGTCTAGACAAATATTTCGAAAATTGGTTCCACCAGAAGTATTGTATACTTTATTGGAGAAGATATGTCTAAAAACAGACAAATATTACTTAGTCGACTATAATGCTTATAAGCGGTTTGTGTATTTAAAGTTGGACCAAGAATTCAAAGAAGAAATCATCGGTTGCTATCATGATTCGAAACGATTCTATGTTACGCGAGAAATGGACTACAATTCGTTCATCAATATTGTGAGACAAATATGCAAGTCGAATCAGATGATGTTCACGAGTCAGATTAAGTATATGGAGTCGAAATATAGCATTGAGTATCTAATATTTCATTAACGTCGATACGGTTCAATATGGATGTATATGGATGTATATAGAGAGGATATCACAACACGTTTTTGTCTTGTTATGATATATCTGGAATAGCGAAATGATGTTTGATGCGAAAAATATGTACCTATATGCATTTGCATTGTCATTGGTGGCGGTTGCATCTTATGTAGGAAATAAGTTCAAAAAGCAATTTAGTGACCGAGATGAATATGATTTAGTCCGTCAGTATCTTCTGAATGAATCGCCGCTTTACGGGAATAATAAACCGAAGATTTGGATTCATACGAAATATGAATACAATTCGAGAGTGTGGAAGAGTTTTCAGAGTCGGTCGAGTTTAGACTTAAACCAACCGTATATTCATTTGACAATCAAGTCAATTATCGACCATTGTGGAGACGATTTCCATATATGCTTGATTGACGACAATACATTTAGCAAATTAATACCGTCTTGGGATATCGATTTGACAATGCTGGCAGAACCATTTAAAACGCGGGCACGTGAGATTGGATTAATGGAGTTGGTTTATTACTACGGCGGAATGGTATTGCCAAACTCGTTCTTGTGTATGAAACCATTGCGCGACTTTTATTTAGATGCGACTGCAGGAGATAAACCGTTTGTGTGTGAATTTGTAAACCGCAGTACAAATCTTGTTCGTCAAGGTTCAGAAGGACGTTTAGCATTTTTGCCGTGTTTGCGAATGATTGGTGCAAATAAGCACGATCCTACCATAAAAGAGTTAGTAAAATACTTAAAGCAGAGGATTCAGGTTCCGCATTTCTCGAGTGACCGGGAATTGTTGGGTGAAGTCGGGTTTTGGTTATTAGACCAGGTGGAATCGAGTAATATGAATATGGTGGGAGGAGAAGTGATTGGCGTGAAAACGAAAAACAAGAAACCGATACTCTTGGAGAATTTAATGGAAGAGGATTATTTGAATTTGAGTCATAATTGTGTGGGTATTGCGATACCGGATGAGGAGGTATTAGCAAGGACGAAATATCAATGGTTTGCTGTTATGGATACGCAGTCGTTACTGGACGGACAGTTTATATTGTCGAAATATGCGAAAACCGCAATATTGTCGGGTAATCGGGAACATTTACCGGATAAGGTATGTAATGCGATTTCTATTTGAAGTGTTAGTATTATTCCTACGCTCCTTCATATCTCCGTAATTGTACCAAAGATTTGTTACAATAATATAGTAAAAATAACTACGTTTTATATATGATATTTATTTTTATATAAAATGGCATCAATTAATATATTAGATTTTATTAATTATAATTCA